TTTTTTTTTCAGAAGGTACTTAATTAAAGTACTCTCGGCAGTTTAGGACAACTCTTTAATCAATTTAAACGTTTCAAAAGATTTGATCCCTTTGACGTTATCTCCGTATTGATTAATTAGAATTCCTTCAGAACCACTTGATTTTGCCATCATCTCAATATATTTAGCTAACCCATTATCTGAAAACTTTAGAGAATACTTATCCAATTTAAGGATATATTTAACTAATTCTTTAAAGTTAGGATTGTACCTACAATTCTCTAAAATAGAGATGGTTCTAATAGAGTAATAATCTCTACCACTAATACCATAATCCTGAAAATTAGCCCAGCGTTCTTGGAAAATTATTCTGTTAAGAGCCCTATAAACAGGATAAATACCATTAATGATCTTAGTTTGTTCATTTCTATAATCAACGTGAAATAGTTTTTGTAGAAATACACAATAATACTTAGATCTATAAGATTTACTAAAATTTACTTTTAAGCCATTTGACACAAACGAACCTAGAAGTTTGTCTACTTTATCTTCTGATATTAAGTAAACTCCGTCATCTCCCTGAATTTGAAAGTCATAAACATCTAAGTCATCAAAATTTGATGCAACTAAATATTGTACAATACTATCAACTTCATTAGTAAAAGTGGAACCAGACGGTATACCATGACTACCTGTTATAATACCATCAGGACATAGGAGGCCTATTTGATTGAATCTTTTAAAGATTAATTCTATGTCATCAGAAAATTGCTGCTGGAACAGCATCTTAATGTAGTCAAAAGCATTTCTTTGTAGTACAGATTTGACGCTGGAATCAAAACCGATAAAATCTATACTTACTAGCAAATTTCCAGATTGTATTGATTTATCTATTATCTTAGTAATAGAAGAGTCGACCTCATCAGGCCCTACAACGGATGATCGCCAAGGTAGTTTCTTCTGATATTCTAGAAGTGGAACATAGTATCTCATTTCATTAAGGGTATCGAATATAGGATATCCCCAGACATTCCTAGTTTTACCAGATTCCTGTGTTCTAGTAAATAAAATACATGGATAGTTGAACTTCGATATTCTGCTAATGTCATTTAGTAGAGACTGTTTAACTAATGACTTTCTGGATAAATAAGGCAAACCAGAATTAGTATCATTCTTAAGATACTTAATAGCATTACTATAACTTATTGGTCTTAATTTGTGAGCGTCGCTACGTCGTTGTAAATTAACTTTTATTTTTAGATCTGTATTCACATTTTTGTCGTTGGCAAAGTATGAATATACTGAGTCTTTTCTATCAACCCATTTAGCTGCTATACTAAGGGGACCGAATTTGGCTCTGTTCGACAACTCTAAATTATTCAAAACATCATTAATGCTGTTAACACCTATACTAGAATTATAGATACTATCAAAGCCCTTTAAGATTTGACCTGGAGAAAGATCTTGTCCAATGGGAGATCTGTAAACATTTGTGTTACCATTAACGATTGAATTAAAATATATGGATAGCTTTTGTTTAACTTGAGAACTTAAATTAAGGTATGCATAATCTTTAATTACATTAACCATATATATGAATAATTAATAAAATAATAGTGGTGTTAAACTACTGATTTGATGTTTTATTAGATTTATTAGATCTATTCCTATTTCTATTGTTAGAATTAGGTTTAGATTTTCTAATAGGAGTACTTGTACTAGGCATTTGAGCTTGTGTTGCTAGTGGGGAAACTAGACTCATCATCCACTCAACCATTTGTATACTAGACTTAAATATAGTTAATCTATCTAATCCTTCCCAAACTTGAGAACCAGGGACTCTAGAACTAAATACCATTGCACCAAATTCAGCTGGATCAGCTGAGTAAATTTTAGTGGTTTCCATTCTACTAAATGCACTCTCTTCGGTTACATGAGATCTAACAAAAGTTCGAACGTTCTCAGGTGTTTTCACAAATGAAAATCTATTATCATAGAATTTAGTTTGAGTACTATCATCAAGACAAGTAAATGCAGATGGGTTTATTTTAATCATACCAAGTTGTGGTTGATTTGAATTAATGTCAGTAAATGAACTAACGCATGCAATTGATGCTCCATCGGGTCTATCATTGAATACACTAACTTCAAGAGAGACTTCATCACTCTCTAAAATAGGACCTCTTCCAGTAGCTCGTTGACTAGCTGTTGTTGGTACATCACTATAACAATATGGTAAATTAGCCCATATATTAAGAAAATCAGTAGAATAAAGTGGTATTCCACTTGGTTCATGGAGTTTACTACCGCTCCAAGAAGGAAATAACCTACTAATTAAAGCAGCTAAATCGATGTGTTTATCATACTCTTTACAAAGTAAGTCTATATCAGAACCTTTATCCCCAAGAAAACTACCATAAGTAGGTCTAAAATAGAAGTTCTTATCAATAGTAACGTTAACTACATCATTAAATGGTATTGGCATTATTTTTAATAAAGCACAACCATCAACCTGACTCTCCTTAAAAGTCTGGTTTGTAAAGAAAATAATGTCATTGAAATGTTGAGGTTTTGGTAGTGCAATAAGCAATGATCCTAATTTGTTTAATCTAGAAACAAATTCAGAATCCATGCGGTTACGCATGTCTATTAAACCCACATTTCTGTGAAGATTGGCAGGAATATTAGCATATGCTAATAATGAAGTACAGAAATAATAAATATTTAAACATTTACCTAACCATGTCATATAATCTACAACAGAAGTTGTGTCAATAAGCTTCTGCCTAATAGTATATGGGGCATTGGTTTCAGCAGATATTTTAAAGTAAGGAATTAAAACTGTGTCAATATATTCATACAACTTAGGATTATCTATTGAAGGCAAACCAATAGATGCCTGAGTGATATGTAAATAAACTGATGTCTCAGTAGGCCTTAATAAATCAGGCTTTGATCCATAAGCTTTTATAGGAGTATTTAGTTCGATTTGTCTAGTATAACTAGTCCAAATACCATACATAGATCTATTATCACTATTCTCACCATCAAAGCGGTTATTATTATTATTAACATCAGAATTATTCTTATTAAAATATTTAGAAGATTCTCTGATTGCTTTAAACGCTCCAGCAGCTCCAACAGTAACTACTGTGTTTTTAAGCATTGATTGTGCCTCATTAAGAGCAGTCTCTTTAGCAGCACTCGTTTCATGTTTAGCATCCCCAGCCTTCTCGTCAGCCTTTGTAGTTGCAGCTTTCGCAGAAGCCGTTGCAATTTTTTCTTGTGTGGAAGCATTGTCGTTGAATGTCTTTGCTTGTTTTGCATGATCATCAGCAGATTGTGTGAGTTTTTTCGCTTCCGCAGACGCAGC